AACAAGACCTATTAACTGATGCTAGAATAGAAAAAGAACGTCTTTTAACTGAATTAAGGGATATGTTAGACCAAACTTCACGTCAATCACAACTAGAACGTAAAGCTAATGAGGGAGATAGTATGAAAAAGATACAAGGAGACGTTCCAATGGTAATATACGTAGGATAACATGATTAAATTAATAGATTTACTATACGAAGCTACCTTTAATACATATAATGCTATGGTTAAGGTGGTTTACGGTGAAAATTCCGATGCTAACGAAGTAGCTGAGCTATTTAGAGCACTTCCTGGTGTTACTACTTGTACTCTTGCCTCTCAAGATGCAGATACACGTACAGCCAACCTAAAAGTTAAGTTAATAACACAGAAAGACTCAGTAGAAGCCTTTGGAGCAATGAAAACTAATGCAATGGACAAGTATCCAATGCTAGATGCAGTAGAAGTTGCTGATAACACAATAGAAGAGAAGTAATGATATTCGGATCCAATAGAGACTTTAACTTATTGCTAGGAATACAGAGAGAACTTGTTCATGATGTTATAGAACAAGAGATTATCTATAGAAAACTTAGTTTAGAAGATATTCACGCTAATATATACGGAGAAGCACTGGAAAAGATATACCTTTCACCAGTAAAGCTTAACTGTATGATTACTAGAGGTGATCAAGTAGTAGATATTAAAGATTTTGGACCTGATTTAGGTAGAGAAGCTTCTTTTGCCTTTATTAGAAGAGATTTAGTAGATGTATCTGTAGTTCCGGAAGTAGGAGATGTAATAGAATGGCATAATGACTTCTATGAAGTAGATACAGTAAGAGAAAACCAGTTATTTATAGGAAGAGATAAATCATACAACCTAACAGACTATGGTTCACAGTTTGGAACGAGTGTTTCATTAATATTAGACTGTCACCTTACAAGAGCTGATAGATTAGGTATAACAGAGGTTAGATAATGGCAGGAAAGAAACCAAATATCAGGAGACAAGATCAAATAAGACAAGATTCTATTGAAACATATAAGAATCCAGATACTGGTGCCGAAGTATCTTCTAAAACTGTAAGAACTCATAAGACAGATAGAGCTATACAGAAGAGAAGAGATAACGATAACGTAAAGAACTTCAGTGTAGGTATAAAAGACATAGATGAAGCTATCTTTTACTACTTTAATGAGATACTTAAGCCTCAAGTAATACAAAACGGCAATAGAATCAACGTACCATTAGTATATGGATCACCAGAAAGATGGTCTGCTATGCAGAAAGACGGTTACTACCGTGATAAGAATGGTAAGATGCAAGCTCCTCTAATTGTATTTAGGAGAGACAATATAGAAAAGAATAGAAGTATTGGAAATAAGCTAGATGCTAATAGTCCATATAACTATGGTGTATTTCAAAAGAAGTATACTAAGAAAAATGCATATAATAACTTCGATTTACTTAATAATAGAAAGCCTGTAGAGGAATACTATGCTGTAGCTATACCAGACTACGTTAATATAACGTATAGTTGTGTAATATATACGGACTACATAGAACAAAACAACAAACTAATAGAAGGAATCAACTATGCTTCTGACTCTTACTGGGGAGACCCAAGTAGATTTAAGTTTAGGGCTATGATTGATAACTATACTACCTCTTCTGAGTTAGTTCAAGGTAGCGAACGAATGGTTAAAACTGAGTTTACTATTAAACTACTAGGACATATCGTTACAGATACACAAAATGCCCATCCATACAATCAAACAAAAACATATTCGAAAGCACAAATTATCGTAACTGATGAGACGGTGCACAAGTTGGAGGATTAGTTGCTATTTATTATCGATGTAATACGAACTAGAAAATCAACCTGTTAATGGCAAAATTTACCTCCCACTTATCCGGATCTCTACTCTTTAAAGAGAACGGAGTACTTCAAGCAGGGATCACCCCTGGTGTAGACCAACTATCCTTTACTGGATCGGTCCATATCTCTGGATCTAAACTACTTCTTAACGGATTAGACATAGGACAAACAGTATCTAATATTGATTCTGGATATGTAGCATCTGGATCACTTGATTCATTAAATATTGCAAGCCAATCATTAGAGATATTCTCAGGATCAGCTAAAAGTAGACTAGCTTCATTAGAAGCAGCATCTGGTTCATACCTAACAGCATCATCAGAAATAGATTTCTTACTTATATCTAATAAATCAGCTGACATTGTATCATCATCGATGCAGATATCAGCATTAGGTTTTGTATCTAAGTCAACAGCAGGTACTATTTCATCATCAGCACAGATTCTAGACTTAGGATTTGTAACAGGAAGTCATTTCGATCAAATAGTCGGAAAACCAACACTGATATCTAGTTCAAATCAATTAGCTTCCGATATATCTGGTTCATCCACAGAATTAAGTGCATCTTTAGCAGCTACTATATCAAGTATTAGTACTGACTTTGCAGATATCACCAATAAACCTACTTTAATATCTAGTTCTATTCAAATAGGAACTGAAATAAGCGGATCTTTTACTAATACATCAGCTTCTTTAGCATCAGATATAACAAGATTAGAATCTAAAGGATTTATTACAGGTTCTTCATTAGATATGAAGGGGAATAGGGTACTATTTGGTAACATATACCTAAATGAAGGAGATTTACCTAATGCAGCTGATTACCATGGTATGTTTGCACACGTACACAATACAGGTAAAGCATATTATGCACATGATGGTAACTGGGAAGTACTACATAACAGTGGATCAGCAGCAACTATTAAAGTAAGCAGTGGATCACAAGATTTTGACCTTAATAAGTTAACAGTTAACGATTATGACGATAATGTAGGTGTAGTTTACAACTCTACTGATAAAAACCTTACATTAACATTTGGAACACCTGCAGAACCTTCTTCATTTAGCTTTTTCTTAAGCGGATACGAAAGCGATAGGTTTAATGCAGTAACAGACAGCTATAATGTATCATCTACTTGGAATAACGGTGGATTTACATTAGACTCAGCTAAAATATATGAAGCTTCTACTGGAACAGTACTAGCATCAACAACAACAGGTACTTCTCTTACTTTTGCAGCAAGTACAACAGGTAATCATACATATGAACTACAATATACAGGTAGTTCTCCATTAGATGCTAGTTTATTTAATACCACAAGAACAACTTCTGGTACTTTATCTAAAACTAACCCAGCTTCTCCTTCTTTAACACCAACAGTAGATGTACAGTTAGGAGCAAGTAGTAATCAAATAGAGCAAGGAGCTACAGGAAGTATTTCATTTACTACTTCTGCAGCAGATCCTTCTAACCAATGGGATTTAGATAGAACTGAAACTAACTTCTTATCACCTTATGGTATAACAGGATCAGCAACAGGTTCATCTAGTATTAGTTTAACGTTAACAGCTTACTATGATTCACCAGCAGGAGATAACTCACCTGATTTAGATGATGAGACAGCTACTACCTCTACGACTTATACTAAGATTAGAAGTGTACGTCGTGGAGCATCAACAACTACTGCATTTACAGCAGAAGAACTTACTGACTTACAAGAATGGAACGGTAATATAGGTACAATTGATAAAGGAAATACCAATCCTTCAGGAGATAGTATAACTATCACTTGGACAGGGGATAAGTTTCATTATATAGTATACGATGGTTCACGAAGCGATCTTTCAAACATTACTACAAACGGATTTGGAGTATTAGGACAGTTTACTAAGACAACAGTAGGCGATTACACAGTATATAAGAGTAACACTCTTCAAGCTGGTGGTACTGGTACAAGCATAACATATATACTAACATAATAACAATAGGAATTAAAGATGGCAATTACTTTACCTGGAGGGTTTAATATAACCAACATAGAACCAGTTGACGCAAGGTTCACAGTAGCAGACGAAACCGCAAGATTAGGATTCTCTGCCGCTAATATATACGAAGGTCTTATAGTTTATCAGCAAGACACAGATGCATTGTATGTCTTAAGTAATACAGGCAGCTTTTCTTCTAATGCAGGATGGTCTGAATTAGGATCTTCTGCTAGTACTACTGCTTTATCATCTTCATTAGCGTCAAGAGTAAGTGATTTAGAAGTATTTAGTTCCTCATTAGATGATACCTTTGCAACAGAAGCCGAATTAAACGCTTCTAGCTCTGCATTAACAGTAGCTTTTACAGCTGCTGACACATTATTAAGTAGTTCTTTAGCAACTGCCTTAACAAACGAATATACTGCAGCAGACACTGAGATAAGTACGTCTCTAGCAGCTTCTATCACCGTTAATGACGGTAGATTAGATACTTTAGAAGGAAAGACGTTAATATCTAGTTCAAATCAAATAGCTAGTGATATTTCTGGATCTTTTACAACAGTATCAGCTTCTTTAGCATCAAGAATAACAGCAAACAGTGGTTCATCTTGGGATAACCTAACAGATGTACCTCAAGACATAGTTTCTAGTTCATTACAACTAGCATCTGATATATCTGGATCATTTACTTCTACTTCAGCAAGCATAGCGATAGATATTACAGATAA